GCAATGCCTGAAGGTGATAAAGATTTTATTGAAACTATTTCATCTAAAAGATTTAAGGACTCTGTCGCTAAAGTTAGAAGATTTTTAGGTGATACTACGGTTATTCAAGGAAATAATCCAATGATGGGTGTAATGTCTATGGTTATGAGAGGTTTGCAACAGACTATGGCTATAGAATCACAACATAAAGAAATTCTTGAGAATTTGGCTGTTGAGTTAGTTAAAAAAGAAATGAAAATACCTGAAGGTAAATTTCAATTTATAGCTAAATTAACTCACAGACCTATGGGGGCTGCTGAAGGTATGAGAACTCAACCTGAAGAACCTAGTGATGAAGAAATTAAAGATGTTTTCGCTAAGGGCGCTGACCACCAAGAAGAGTTAGAGGATTTTGCAGACGAATTTGAAAAATTTAATTTAGAAAAAGCTAAAAGAAGATTTATGAACGCATTAATTCAAGGTGCGGCATTTAAAGGTGGTCATATGTATGTTTTACTTAATGATGAGTTAAATGCTATTAACCCTAACTTAATGAATTTATACGGTGTTAATCAATCATTGATGGAACACTTATATTGGTTATATCCGGATATGGAACAAATGGCAGGTTCAGGTGGTGGTCAAATGGGACAAAACCATATTGAGACAGAAACAGACCCGCCTACAATTGTTGCTGAAGCCGCAACTTTCCCTTTATTAGTTCATGAATTAGTTAAAGGTGTTCAAGAAGTTTTTGGAACTCAAGGATTACCGGATGACCCAAGACAAGCTGAAATGGTTATGGGTTCTGAAGATACTCTACCAGCGGAAATATGGGATTCTAGATTAGGTCCTATTTTTTGGGAAAAATTTACAGATGCTTATCCTGATAAATTATTTGATGACGATAAAAAACATTTACAACATTATCTTTTCGCTAGATTCTCAAGACTAGAAGCTAAAGAATTTATGAGAGTTGCTAAATTGATATTAAAAGGTGACCCACAAGGAAGTAGATTTATCGACAGAATGGTTACTGAAATTATTGATGATTTGAAGAGACAAGAATACGAAGAAAACGATGAAGACGATTATGATGATGATATGCCACAGGGTGATTTGTCTTCACTTGGTTTCTAAAAAATTAAAATTACATTATGGCAAACCTAACAAAAGAACAAGTATTAATTGAATATGTTAAATGTCATAAAGATATTGAATACGCGTTAAGAACTTATTTACAAACATACGATAATACAGTATCAAAATACGTTCCTTTAGAATTATATCCAGACCAGTTATCCTTACTTCAGGATTATGAGGATTATAATGAAAATATAGCATTGAAATACAGACAAGCGGGGGTATCAACAGTTACCGCCGCTTGGGCTTCAATGAAACTATCCTTCGCAAAAAAAACAAAACCTGAAAAAGTACTTATTATTGCCAACAAATTAGATACATCTTTAGAGATGGCTAATAAAATTAGAGCGTTCGTCGCTCAATGGCCTAGTTGGGTCGGTATTGACTTTTCAGTAGAAAAAAATTCACAAAAACATTACAAATTAAATAATGGTAGCGAGGTTAAAGCTGTAGCGACATCCAAGGATGCACTGCGTGGTTTTACCCCCACTATACTTGTATTTGATGAGGCCGCGTTTATTGATGCCGACAGTGACTTTTGGGCTGCGTGTATGGCGTCCCTTTCCACTGGGGGTAAAGTTATAGTTGTGTCAACACCCAATGGTTTTGACCCTATATACTATGAAATTTACGACCAAGCGTTAAGAGGAATGAACGACTTTAAGATATCAGAAATGTTTTGGTATCGTGACCCTCGTTATACAAAAGATTTATATTTGGTTAAGACTCACGACGCAATTCATTATCTCTTAAACAAAGAAGATTACAAGAAAGATGAAATGATTAGTTGGGCTCATATTCCCGCTGAAGAAAGAGATTATGTGAAATTAAAATCAATGATGGATGATGGTTATAAACCATGTTCAAGTTGGTTTGAGTCAATGGTTAAAAAATTAAAATACGATAAAAGAAAAGTATCTCAGGAGTTAGAATGTAATTTCTTGGGGTCTGGTGATAACGTATTTGATTCCAATTTAATGCAAACCATTCACGAAAATATGTTAACAGTTCCAGCTAATAAAATGATGAGCAACGCATTATGGATATGGAAAGAACCAGTTATAGGTCATAAATATATTATGGGTGTGGATGTTAGCCGTGGTGATAGTGAGGATTTTAGTTCATTCCAAATTATTGATTTTGATGAAAGAGAACAAGTTGCGGAATATGTGGGTAAAGTACCACCCGATGTTATGGCAGAAATTGCATATAAGTGGGCTAATATGTATTCGGCTTATGTGGTTATAGATATTACTGGGGGAATGGGTGTGTCAACCGCAAGGAAGATGCAAGAGATGGGCTATAAGGATTTATATATTGATGGTGTTGATACCACAAATAAATGGGCTTACAATCCAAAATCAGCAGAAAAAATACCCGGGATTAACTTTAAAAATGAACTCCTTTATTTACATCAATGGTCGTCCTGACCACCAAAGAGGACATCATGACGATTTAATTATGTCAATCGCTATGGCGACATATGTTTCTGAATCATCGTTCAGTAATTTAACTAAAGTTACTGAACATACCAAAGCAATGATTGACTCTTGGGCGGTTAATAATAACACTGAAATTAATAAAACATTAGACTTTAATCCGGTATTACCGAACTATAATAATCATAACCCTAACCAATATGGTAACGGTAATATATCCAAAGATGATTATACTAAATACGGGTGGTTATTCGGTGGTATGAGGTAAAAACAATTTCTAATCCATATAAGTAACTATTTATATGGATAGAAATTTATTTATATTAAGAATATGGAAAATAATCAAAATAATCAAAACAATCAAAACGATTTAACGGTTTGGCAAAGGTTATCAAGAGCTTTTGGTCCTAACTCATTACTAAATCAGGATTATCCTACTTACAAGTTAGATAAAAAGGAATTGTTAAAAACAACTTCTAAAGCTGAATATGAAAAGGAAAAATTACAAGCTCAACAAACTTATTACTTAGGTAACCAATGGACTAAAATAGAAAGTAACTTATATACACAAGCGGTATATTATGAACCAACTAGATTAGCATCTTTTTATGATTACGAAAGTATGGAGTATACACCTGAAATCTCTGCAGCGTTAGATATCTACGGTGAGGAATCAACAACTGTTGACCAAAATGGTGATATGTTACAAGTTTATTCTGAATCAAAACGTATCAAATCAATTCTAACAGATTTGTTCAACAATGCTTTAGATATCAATACAAATTTACCTATGTGGACAAGGAATACTTGTAAATATGGGGACAACTTCGTTTATCTTAAGTTAGATGGTGAGAAAGGTATTGTGGGAGCTATGCAGTTACCTAATATTGAAATAGAACGATTAGAGAGAGGTATGGCAGCTAAATCTGCTAATGTTGAAGAATTACCTGAAAATAGAGGTTTACGATTCAAGTGGAAAGCCAAAGATATGGAATTTAATACTTGGGAAATCGCACACTTTAGATTATTGGGTGATGACAGAAAATTACCTTATGGTACTTCTATGTTAGAGAAAGCAAGAAGAATTTGGAAACAATTATTATTAGCTGAAGACGCGATGTTAATTTATAGAACATCTCGTGCTCCGGAAAGAAGGGTATTTAAGGTATTCGTTGGTAATATGGATGATAAAGATGTTGAACCATATGTACAACGTGTTGCTAATAAATTTAAGAGAAGTCAGGTTGTTGACTCAAGTTCAGGAAATGTTGATATGCGATTTAATCAAATGGCTGTTGACCAAGATTACTTCATTCCTGTTCGTGACCAAGCTGCTGCATCTCCTATTGAGACTTTACCAGGTGCTCAAAACTTAGCTGAGATTGCGGATATTGAATACATCCAAAAGAAAATGTTAACAGCTCTTAGAGTTCCTAAAGCGTTTTTAGGATTTGAAGAAACTGTTGGTGGTGGTAAAGATTTATCATTAATGGATATTCGTTTTGCAAGAACAATTAATAGAATACAAAAATGTATGATTGCTGAATTAAATAAAATAGCTATCATTCACTTATTTTTATTAGGTTTTGAGGATGAGTTATCAAATTTTACATTAGGATTAACTAACCCTTCAAGTCAAGCTGATTTATTAAAGATTGATATTTTTAAGGAAAAATTATTAGCTTACAAAGATGCTGTAACACCTATTGAAGGTATTGCTCCGGTATCTGTATCTTGGGGTAAAAAACATATTTTAGGTTTTTCTGATGAAGAAATTAAACTTGATTTACAACAACAACGTATTGAGAAAGCAGCTGGTGCTGAATTAACTAACACAGCAACTATCATTACTCATACTGGAATATTTGATAATATTGATAAATTATACGGAAATAAACCTGGAGCTCCACAAGTTGCCGGTGCTACACCTCCAGCAGAACCTGGAGCTGAATCAGGTGGTGGTGGTGACTTTGGTGCATTAGGTGGTGCACCTGAAATGGGTGGAGAAGAATTAGGTACTCCAACACCCCCAGGACCAGAAGTAGGTGGTGAAGCTGGAGTAACTCCTGAATCATTTAAACGAAATGAGTATAACATCTTATTAGAAAATGAAGGTCTTTTTAATGATGATACTTATATTGATTTATCCAAAGCTAAAAATTATTTAGGTGAAATGGAGAACGAATTGAGTAAACTTCTAAATGATTAGATATTTATATATAAAAAAGTAAAATGATAAAGTTCGGTATATTAAAATCAAAGGTAGAAAATGTATTATTAGAATCATATAAAAATGATACATTCAAGACAGAAATACAAAATTTTAAGAAATTAGTATTAGAAAATAAAAACATTAATAAAATCTTTTTTCTTTATGATGACTTATCATCTGATAAAGGTTTAAATGAATCTGTCATTAATGATTATATTAATGAGTGTGTTACAATTTATGAAAACACAATCAATAAAATAAAACAATCTGATATTGATAACTTGAAAAAATGGGTTGGTAATACTAAAGCTGAAAATATTTACGAAAGTATTGATAACTTATTCTCAACTGATATTTTAACTATTGAGTCAAGAATTAATTCTAAAAAACTTATTTCTGAATCATTAAAGAAACAACCTAAGAAAGTTCAAGAAACCGTTAATGTTCCATTAACTTCTATGGTTAATATCGCAAACAAAACTATCTCTACCTATATTCAAAATTTAGAAGAAAGTGATAGAAAAGAATTAACCGATTTGTTAACAACTAGTGATGAAGAATTAAAAACTTCCTACGATACCATTAAAGAAAATGTTATTAGTAAGTTAACACAAATGAAACTCAACGAATCTGATTCAACAACTAAAGAGACTATTAACGAAACTATCTCTAAAGTAAGTTCAGAAAAATACGACAAATTAACTTATTTTAAACTTAAAAGTTTAAACGAAAATTTATAAATCAACCTATAAGTTGATAATCAAACCCCTTCTATTACAGAGGGGGTTTTTTGTTTAATATTATTTTTTTGACAAATGACTATTTTTTGATTACTTTTTTATAAAATAAACTAAAAATATGTACATTAATGAAAAAAGGAAAAACATCGCAGATTGATGGATTTGAGAATGCGAAGATAATCTATGGGACGGTAGATTCCGTTAATTTAAAATCAATTTACTTAAACATTCAGACCTGGGTAGAACCTATATTAGAATTAGAAGATTGGAATAGAGTTGTATTGAACTTAAGTAGAGATGTGAAACATTCTATCTATGAAACAATAAATAATGATTTATTTGATAACACATTTATAGTTGATTTAGATTTGAGGTCAAGTGGACTATCTCAATCAAAAAAATCATTTATGAATTTAGAAATTAATTTTTACTTAAATCAAGAAAATTTAGAATTTAAGGATAATAAAATTAAAAATTCATTACAAAAAATAACATCCGAAATCTTCAATAGGAATTTTAATAACAATAAATATTTCAAATTTTATTTAACTAAAACAATTAAAATACATAACGACGAGGTAGAATTACAAAATTCTTAATATTTATTAAGAAAACATTTCTTATGAGCAATATAGAAGTTAATAAAACTAATGTCCTAAATAAAAAATTAATCCTTATTGAATACGATGCGGGTTATATTTCACCAAACGATGAATACAACTCT